GGCGTCCGATGCCGCCAATCTGCAGGCCGGGATCGACCGCGAGTTCGATGCCTTTCAGATTCGGCGCGTCGAGATTGCCGACAAGTTCGACCGCAGCCGTGAACTCCCGATCCAGGACGTCCCCGGCTACGCCCGCGGCAACGACGTCGGCATGGCGGCCGAGTTTTCCGAGGCGATCAAGCTGGATCGGCTGGCCCTGCAGAAGCTCAATGCCGAGAGCGCATTGATTGACCTCGCCATCACCAATGCCGATGGGTTGATGACCACGAAGTTCGAGCAGGTCGCCGCCGGGGCAGAGGCCGTCGTGCCCGCCGCCGACCGCGCGGGCGGGGCCGTCCGTCAAGCAGGGCAGGACGCAGGCCAGGGCGGCGAAGCGGCCACAGCGGGCTGGGCGCTGGCCATCGAGGCCCTCGATCAGTACGCGGCCAGCGCGCGCGACATCGGCAAGGACATCGGCGCAAGCCTTGTGGGCGCCTTCCGCTCCGCCGAGGACGCGATCGGCAATTTCGTGAAGACCGGCAAGCTGGATTTCGGCAGCCTTGTCACCAGCATGATCGCCGATCTGGCCAAGCTCGCGACGCGCCGGTTCATTCTCGGCCCGCTGGCCAATGTCCTGTCGGGGGCGCTGGGCAGTGGCGCGGTCGGCCAGGCGCTGGCGGGCGTGTTCCACGAGGGCGGAATGGTCGGCGCGGGCGGTGCAACCCGGGCCGTCCCGGCTGCCGCCTTCCTCGGCGCGCCGCGCATGCATTCCGGGGGCTGGGCCGGCCTTGCCGCCGACGAGGTGCCCGCGATCCTGCAGCGCGGCGAGCGGGTGCTGTCGCGCGGCGAGGCCCGGGGCTACGGCCAGGCGTCAGTCAATGTCACCATCCAGGCCCGTGACGCGGCAAGCTTCCGGCAATCGCGCAGTCAGGTTGCGGCGGACATCGCGCGCGCCGTACAGGCCGGACGGAGGAACCTCTGATGGCCTTCCACGAGGTCCGGTTTCCGGACACGATCAGCCGCGGGGCGCGGGGCGGGCCCGAACGGCGCACCCAGATCGTCACCCTTGCCTCGGGCGACGAGGAGCGCAACGCCAGTTGGGCAAACAGCCGTCGGCGGTATGACGTCGCCTACGGCATCCGCCGCGCCGACGATCTGGCGACCGTTGTCGCCTTTTTTGAGGCACGCAACGGCCGCCTGCACGGTTTCCGGTTCAAGGACTGGTCCGATTATCGCTCCGGACTCCCCTCGGCCGCCATCGAAGCGACCGACCAACCGATCGGCACCGGCACGGGATCGCAGACCGCGTTCCAACTGGCGAAGCGCTACGCCTCCGGCGCGCAGTCCTGGACCCGGACGATTGCAAAGCCAGTCGCGGGCACGGTGGTCGTAGCGCTGGGCGGGGTGCCGCAGATGTCCGGCTGGTCGATCGATGCCGCCACCGGGGTCATCACCTTCCTTGCCGCTCCGGGCGCAGGCGTCGCGGTGACGGCAGGCTTCGAGTTCGACGTGCCGGTGCGCTTCGACAGCGACACGATGGATGTCACTCTGGACATCGAACGGCTCGGGTCGATCACGTCGATTCCGCTGGTGGAGATCAGGCGATGAAGGCGCTCGCCACCGGGCTGCAGGCCCATCTTGACGAGGGCACGACGACGCTCGCCTGGTGCTGGCGGATCGTGCGGGCGGACGGCGTGGTGATGGGGTTCACCGATCATGACCGGGCGCTGGCGTTTGACGGCACCACCTTCGAGGCCGAGACCGGGCTGATCGCCTCGGAGATCCGGACCGGTTCCGATCTTGCCGTCGATGCGCAAGACGCGGAAGGCGTGCTGACTTCCGGGCGGATCACGGAGACCGACATCGCGGACGGACGCTGGGATGCAGCGGCGGTCGAGGTCTGGCGGGTGAACTGGGCCACCCCTTCGCAGCGGGTTCTGATGCGCCGCGGCACGATCGGGGAGATACGGCGCGGGCGGATGTCCTTCGTGGCCGAAGTCCGCAGCCTCGCCCATGTCCTTGGCCAGACCGTCGGGCGGACCTTCCAGGCGGGGTGTGACGCGGCCCTCGGCGATGCCCGCTGCGGGGTGAACCTCGAGACCCCGGCCACCAAGGGCATGGGGTCGATCACGGCCGTGCTGCGCGACCGGGCGTTTCTGGCATCGGGGCTTTCCGGCTACGCCCACGGATGGTTCGGCTTCGGCACCGTCGAATGGACAAACGGGCCGAACGCCGGACGTCGGGCCGAGATAATCACCCATGAACGAGCGGGCAGCGACGTGATCCTCACCCTTCTGGAAGCCCCGGTGCGGGCCTTGGCGGCGGGCCAGACCTTCTCCGTCCGCGCAGGCTGCGACAAGCGGATCGCCACCTGCGCGACGAAGTTCGCCAACGCCGCCAACTTCCGCGGCTTTCCCACGATACCCGGGCAAGACACCGTTCTGCGCTATGCCGTGCGCGACCGGGCGAACGGGGGCGACGTTCTCTGATGCCCGCCGATCCGTCCCGCGTCATCGCCGCCGCCCGCGGCTGGATCGGCACGCCCTATCACGATCAGGCCAGCCAGAAGGGCGCGGGCTGCGATTGCCTCGGCCTCGCGCGCGGGGTCTGGCGCGAGGTGGTGGGGCCGGAGCCGTCGCCGGTGCCGCCCTATTCCCGCGACTGGGGTGAAGCCGCCTCGCGCGAGGTTCTGGCCGATGGCGCGGGACGCTGGATGCTGTTGGTTCCGGTCGCCGAGGCCGGACCCGGCGCGCTGATCCTCTTCCGGATGCGGCCCGGGGCCATCGCCAAGCATGTCGGCATCCTGACCGGTCCGGTCAGCGGGCCTGCCAGTTTCATCCATTCCTATGACCGCCTCGGCGTGATCGAGGAACCCCTCACCCAAGCCTGGGCGCGGCGTATCGCCCTGGCCTTCCTCTTTCCCTCCCCTTCGGAAACCCGCTGATCATGGCCACCCTCGTTCTCGGCGCCGTCGGCACCGCGCTGGGCGCGGGCTTCGGCGGGACAATTCTCGGGCTTTCTGGCGCCGCCCTTGGCGGGCTGATCGGCTCATCCATCGGCTCGGTGGTGGACAGCTGGCTGATCTCGTCGCTGGCGCCAGGCCAGCGGGTCGAGGGCGCGCGCCTCGATGCCCTGAGGATCACCTCGGCCACCGAAGGGGCCGTGATCCCGCGACTCTTCGGGCGGTTGCGGATCGGCGGCAACATCATCTGGGCGACCGATTTCCGCGAGGAGATCGTCACGACCCGCTCGGGCGGCGGCAAGGGGGCACGGAAACCCCGGGTTACCACGACGGAATACCTCTATTCGGCCTCCTTCGCGGTAGCGCTCTGCGAGGGCCCGATCACCGGCATCGGCCGTATCTGGGCCGACGGCGAGATCATGGACCTCTCCGGCGTGGTCTGGCGTTGGCATCCGGGGAGCGAGACCCAAGGTGCCGATCCCTACATCACCGCCCGCTCCGGCGCTTCTGTTACCCCGGCCTATCGCGGCACCGCCTATGTGGTCTTCGAGGAACTGGCACTCGAGCGCTTCGGCAACAGGCTGCCGCAGTTGTCCTTCGAGGTTTTCCGCCCCCTCGCCGATCCCGACACTGCCGAAGGGGCGATCCGGGCGGTCACGCTGATCCCGGCCTCGGGCGAGGCGGCCTATGCCACCAGCCTCATCCGCCGGACAGGATCAGGGGCGTCCGGGGCCGAGAACTGCAATGCGCTGGCCGACGTCGCGGATATCGAGGTCGCCCTCAATCGCCTGCAGGCGCTGGCCCCGGCGGTGCAAAGCGTCTCGCTGGTGGCGGCATGGTTCGGCAACGATCTGCGTGCGGGAACCTGCACGATCCGGCCCAAGGTAGAGGTTGCGGTCAAGGCGACCAGCCCCGCCTGGCGGGTCGGCGGTCTCTGGCGGGACTCGTTCGGTGTCGTAAGCCAGATCGACGGCCGTCCGGTCTACGGCGGCACGCCGTCAGACGCGAGTGTCGTCGAGGCGATCCGCGAGCTGAAGGTACGGGGCAAGCGGGTGACGTTCTACCCCTTCGTGATGATGGATATCCCGCCGGGGAACAGCCTGCCCGATCCCTACAGCCCGAACGCGGCGACGCCCGAGCAACCCGCCTTCCCCTGGCGGGGGCGGATCACCTGTTCACCGGCGGCGGGGGTCGCGGGCTCGACGGACAAGACGGCGGCGGCGGGATCGCAGATCACGGCGTTCTTCGGGGCGGCGCTCCGGACGCAGTTCGCCGTCTCGGGCACAACCGTCACCTTCACCGGCCCCGGATCGGACTGGGGCTTCCGGCGGATGATTCTGCACTATGCCCATCTCTGCGCGGCGGCAGGCGGCGTCGATGCCTTCCTGATCGGCAGCGAGTTGCGCGGGATCACGCAGACCCGTAGCGCCACTGGCACCTATCCCGGTGTTGCCGCCCTGCGGTCGCTCGCGTCCGACGTCCGCGCGATCCTCGGGGCGGGCACGAAGATCAGCTATGCAGCCGACTGGTCGGAATACTTCGGTCACCAACCCGCCGACGGGTCGCAGGACGTGTATTTCCACCTCGATCCGCTCTGGGCCGATGCGAATGTGAACTTCGTCGGCATCGACAACTACCTGCCCCTGTCGGATTGGCGCGACGGCACCGAGCATCTGGACGCCACGATCTGGCCGGATGTGCACGACCGGGCTTACCTAATGGCGAACGTTGCGGGCGGCGAAGGCTATGACTGGTTCTATGCCTCTGATGCCGAACGCGCTGCACAGGTCCGCACGCCGATCACCGACGCCGGGATCGGAGCTCCTTGGGTCTTTCGCCCCAAGGATCTGCGATCATGGTGGAGCAACCCGCATTTCGACCGGCCGGGCGGGGTTGAGAGCGGCACCCCGACGGCATGGGTTCCGCAATCCAAGCCCTTCTGGTTCACGGAGGTGGGCTGCCCCGCGGTCGACCGGGGCAGCAACCAGCCGAACGTGTTCTTCGATCCAAAGTCCTCGGAAAGCTTCGTGCCCTACTTCTCGCGCGGTTGGCGCGACGACGCGATCCAGCGCGCCTACCTCGAGGCGACATGGGCGTTCTGGGGCGGGGCCGCGAACAATCCGACCTCTAGCCTTTACGGCGCGTCCATGGTCACCCTTGCCGAATGCGCCGCCTGGACATGGGACGCCCGGCCCTATCCCTTCTTCCCCGAACAGACCGGCATCTGGAGCGACGGGCCGAACTGGCGGCTCGGGCACTGGCTGACCGGCAGGCTCGGTGCGGTGTCGCTGGCGGCTCTCGTGCGCGCCCTTTGCCTTCGCGCGGGTCTGCCTGAGACACGGATCGACGTTTCGGGTCTCTGGGGCGCGGTCGAGGGCTATGTGATCGCGGGGCTGGAAAGCCCGCGGGCCTCGATCTCGGTTCTGGCGCGGCATTTCGGGTTCGATGCGACCGAAACTGAGGGCCGCGTGCGCTTCGTGATGCGGGGGCGGGTCCCGGCCCTGACGCTGGTGCCCGACGCGATGGTTGCCGCCGGTGAGGCAGGAGCGGAGCCGTTCGAACTGGTGCGTGGACAGGAATCCGAGATCGCGCAGGCGCTGAAGTGGACCATCGCGCGCGCCGACGAGGATTACGACGCGGCCATCGTCGAGGCGCGCCGGATCACGGTCGAGTCTTCCCGGATCGGGGCCGAGAGCTTTGCCATTGCCGTGCCGCCCGAAGAAGCCGAACGCCGCTGCCGCCGGGCGCTGGTCGAGGCCTGGACCGGGCGCGAGTCCCTGAGCTTCCGCTTGCCGCCCTCGCGGCTGGCGCTCGATCCGACCGATCCGATCCGCCTCGACCATGATGGCAGGCTGGTCGAATACCGCATCACCCGGACGGCAGACGAGACGGCCCGGTCGGTGGAAGCCATCCGACAGGATCGCGCAGCGCTCGACCTGCCGCCCGGCGATGCCCGCCCGGCCAGCCTTGCGCGCCCGGTGGTTTTCGGCACGCCAGACGTGGTGTTTCTCGATCTGCCGCAGCTGGACGCGGAGGTGCCCGCCCACCGCCCCTGGCTCGCGGCCGAGGCCCGGCCCTGGCCGGGGCAACTGGCAGTCGTCCGCAGCGCCGGGCTGGACGGTTTCACCCTGCTCACGACGATCGATGCCCGCGCCCGGATGGGCAGGCTCGCGGCGGCGCTGTTTCCGGGGCCGCTCAGTGTCTTCGACACGGGCAACACGCTGCTGGTAGATATGGACTCCGGCACGCTTGAAGGTATCACCGATCTGGAACTCTTCGGCGGGGCCAACGCCTTTGCGGTCGAGAGCAGCCCCGGCCGCTGGGAAGTGCTGCAGGCGGCGATCGTCGAACTGGTCGCCGTCGGGCGCTACAGCCTGACCCGCCTCTTGCGTGGCCAGCGCGGCACCGAAGGCGCAATGGGTGCGCCCACCCCTGTCGGCGCGCGGATCGTGACCCTGGACGCCGCCATTGTGCCGCTGCCGATCGCCGAGGCCGATCTCTTCCTCGATTGGAACTGGCGGATCGGTCCCGCCGTCCGTGACATCGCCGACGCCACCTATGCCGCAGCAGCCTTCACGCCCGCCGGGCGGGGCCTTCTGCCCTTCGCCCCAGTGCATGTCGAGCAGCCCTGGCGCACGGGACGTCTGCCCGGCGACCTGACGATCCGCTGGGTTCGGCGAAGCCGCGATCTCTCCGCAGATGCTTGGGAAATCGGCGAGCAGCCGCTGTCCGAGGCGACCGAAGCATATGAGATCGACATCTACAACGGCAGTACCCTCAAGCGCACCCTGACGACCGGCACCCCGTCGGCCCTCTACACCGCCGCCCAGCAGATTGCCGATTTCGGCGCGCCATTGGGCCCGGGCCAGTCCTTCACCGTCCGCATCTTCCAGATCTCCGCCCGGCTCGGGCGGGGATCTGAGGCAATAACCACCCTCTTCACCTGAAGGCGAACCATGCCGAACCCGACCACAAACCTTGCGCTGCCGAACATCCTTGGCGCGCAGGCCCAGAAACATGTCCCACACAACGAGGCGCTGCGGCTTCTCGACGGAATGGTCCAGCTTGGGGTGATCAGCCGGACCCTCACCACCCCGCCGGGATCGACGGTCGACGGCGACCGCTACATCGTCGCGAGCGGGGCCACCG